TATCGAGATGAAAACCTAATTACACCAGGAGATTTCTTATTAGGTGATGGTAATCAAACAGTAGGAAGTTCAGTATTTAAAATAGCTATTGGAAAACCAAAAAACCGAGCCTGGCAGCACGATTATTTTACAAGTGCATTACCCTGGACACAAAAAGGTCCTGAGGCAACTATACCATTAGGAAGTTCAGCACCAATTAAAGCGGCACCAGGCACAGGAGGAAACTTTTATAATAGTATACCTGTTAATTATTTGAATGCAAACTTTGCAATAAACGATAACCTACAAACCGATGCAAATGGAAGATTGGCAGACGGAACAGGAATAGGTGCAAACCGTTTATTTCTAGATTTAAGTGATAGCCATATCGCAGATTTATCTTTAGCAACAGCAGCAACAATTAATGATTTAAGAAGTGCATTCCGATTACAAGAATGGTTGGAGAAAAACGCACGTGGTGGATCAAGATATACTGAGAGTATTCTTGCCCACTTCGGAGTGCGTAGTAGTGACGCAAGATTACAACGCCCGGAATTTCTAGGCGGCGGTAGTGTACCAATACAAGTTAGTGAAGTATTACAAACAGCACCAGGAGCCACAGGTCAAACACCATTGGCAGAGATGTCTGGACATGGTATTAGTGTAGGACAAAACGCATCTATTAGTTATCGATGTGAAGAGCATGGATTTATTATTGGTATTTTATCAGTTATGCCTAAAACGGCTTATCAACAAGGAGTACACAAAATGTTTTTACGAAACGACCGTTTCGATTATTTCTGGCCAGAATTTGCACATTTAGGAGAACAAGCAATTGAAAACCGAGAAGTATATTCAACACATAGTGACCCAGACGGAGCTTTCGGTTATATTCCTCGATATAGTGAATACAAGTACATGAATGATACGGTTCATGGAGCATTACGGACATCATTAAACTTTTGGCATTTAGGCCGAATCTTTAGTAGTGAACCCTCTTTAAACGCTGAATTTATAGAGTGTGATAGTGTAGCGGAAAATTTAACGCGTGTATTTGCAGTCCCCGATGACGAGCAGATGTATGCAATTATTAATAACCAGGTTCTAGCAAAACGACCAATGCCGTATTATGGAACCCCAACATTTTAAATTATGAGATATAAAAAGAAGTACGGAAAAAAGAGACGTGGAAAAAAAGGTAAGTACAAAACCTATAAAGTTGCACGAGGAGGCATAAGAATGTAATTATGTGTATAACGCCATTAACCTTGAAAAGGAACCGAGATGAATGGCAGACAGATAAGACCACTCATAGTACTGTTACGCGCGTAGTTCCTTGCGGAAAATGTTTCCAATGTTTAGCGCGGCGCAGAAACGGGTGGTCTTTCCGTTTGTATCATCAGTTAAACGTAAGTGAATCAGCATGTTTCATGACGTTGACGTATGGCGATTCCGAAACCGGAGGAGAGGATCCGCCAACGTCTTATAACGGTCTCCCACAATTAAACAGAAAACATCTACAGGACTTTTTAAAACGATTAAGGAAATACGAAAAAACCAAAGAGAAAAATGGAACAACAATCAAATATTATGCAGTTGGCGAATATGGCACTAATAATCATCGCCCCCATTATCATCTCATTATTTTTAACCTTTCGGCTGCTACAATTACACGCTCCGACATGGTCGCAAAGAAGATATGGAAAAAAGGCTTCGTTGATATTGCTAAATGTAACATTGCTTCTATTAATTATGTTGTTGGTTATATCAATCAAGGTGCATGGACTCCCAACAATGAATTTGATGATAGGACCCCTCATTTCTCAGTAATGAGTAAAGGTTTAGGAAGTAGTTATTTAACGGATAGAGTTGCACAGATGCACTTAGACAGAATGGATGGCAGTGTAATGCATCCAAGTGGCTTTCGTTTACCAATGCCACGATATTACAGAGACCAAATATTCACAGTTGAAGAAAAAGCGGATTTATACGAAATAGCCCAGGCATGGCGTGAAATGGATTGGGAAGAATTCGCAAATTATGATTATTCACGTGAAGTAATGATTGTTAAACATAAAATAAAACAAAATGAAAAAAAGCGTAAAACAGAGCGACAATTCATATAATGTCGTAACAAAACCTAATTACAAGCCCTCAGAAGGGCGAAAATTTACATTAGATAGTATGACTATACCTGATGACAGTTTAAGCGTTAGACAGCTTCTAATTAACCATACAAGAGGTCTTGGTGTAGTACCAACAAGACAAGGAATATATACAGGTGACACAGTTGCCCCTGTATATAAGGACTTAACAGACCAAAAAAACGCGCAGGAGCATCTGCGCGAACAAATCGAATTTGCAAAACAGCAAATTGAAGAGGAACGTCAACAGAAGGCCCAATCTTCGATTGATCCTTCTGTTGATGAAGTGGTTCTAAATGAACCACCAGAGTAGTGACAAA